CGCGACGGCGTTTGCGTTTCCCACCTTCGATGCGCTCCACATATCCGCTTGATGGTATGGGCATCACAAATGTGATTTCCGTGATGATTATGGGGTTAGAAATAGGCACTTCCAGTTTCGCTTGTTGCTTTGCTTCCCAAGCCACCGCCGTCTTGTAGTCCAGATACTTCTGTGCAGTCGGTGAAACCCATTTCCCGCGACCAGTCATTCTCACGGCACCCATCGGCGTAACCGGTATAAACAACCTCATGCCCACTGCCTCCTTTTATCTGGCATCTGTCTCACTGGCATTTGATCATCATGACCACGATCCAATGACAAGAACTTGTTGAACTGTTTCAAGAACACCAGCTCCACCGTACCCACTGGACCGTTCCGCTGTTTTGCTATGATAATCTCGATGATGTTCTGTCGTTCCGTGTTCTTGTCGTAATAGTCGTCGCGGTACAGGAACGCCACGATGTCGGCGTCCTGCTCGATGGCGCCGGATTCCCGGAGGTCGCTCAACATCGGACGCTTGTCCTGCCGTTGCTCGACGCTGCGGCTGAGCTGAGACAACGCAATGACCGGGACGTTGAGTTCCTTGGCGAGTTGTTTCAGTGACCGACTGATATCCGCCACTTCCTGCTCGCGGTTGTCGTTCCTGCGCCGCCGACCGGACAATAACTGCAAGTAATCGACAATTATCAGATCCAAGCCTCTCTCTCTCTTGATCCGGCGGCACCTTGCCCTTATGTCTGATACTGTCAGCCCAGCGTTATCGTCAATCAGTACCGGCAGATCACTTAGCGTGCCTATGGCGGTTGTCATCTTGGTCCAGTCGTCTGGATAAAGTTGTCCGGATCTCAGCCGGCTGATGTCCACGTGAGCCTCTGCGCATAACATCCTCTGTGCGAGCTGCTGAGCGGGCATCTCAAGGCTAAATACCATCACCGACTTACCTGCCTTTCCAGCATGAACGGCTACGTTGAGCGCAAGCGCCGTCTTGCCGACACCAGGACGTGCTGCAATGATGATCTGCTCGCCCGGGTGTAATCCTGTTGTCATGCGGTCAAAATCAGGGTATCCAGTCGCCAGACCTGTTACACCGCGCCCGCCGGACTCAGCTGCCCGCTCTGCCTGCTCATATACGTCCATGAGCACGCTTCCCAGCGTCGAGGCCTCTTGCTTTTCTGCCGTTTCGTCGGCAAGTTCCACCGCTAATCGTTGTAATTCGGTCACAAGTCCTGATGTAGTGCCGGTGGCCGCGTCATTGAGAAGGCGCTGCATACGCTGCATGATTTTCCTCTCAATGGCGGCCTCCCGTACTCGTTCAGCGTAATGTACCGCGTTGGCCGCGGTCACCGTTGATCCTGCAAGCTGAGTCAGGTATCCAATGCCTCCCACATCGTTCAGTAGATGCTTATCCTGAAGCCTAGCAACCAGTGTCACCAGGTCAATTGGTATCCCTTCTTGGTAAAGCTCTGCCATCGCCGTGAAAATCACTTTGTGCTTCTCGGCGAGCATGTCATCCGGCTGCATTTTTTCTAGCACATCATCCATCACAGACGGATCAAGGATAACTGATCCCAAGACTGCGCTTTCAGCCTCCAAATGTGCTGGCACCGTGCCGACAGGATCTGGCGGCATGTGATCAAGCATTACGGCGTGCGACAATGCTCATCACCCTCTCTCTGATGTGAGCTGGGGGAGTAACAGCACGCTTAGCCATCTCGTCCATCTCGGCAAGCATTCGACGTGTTTCTTCTGCGCCAGGAACCGTTCTTTCAGCGCTGTAACCGCGGCGAATATCTGCAATCGTAGGCGGGAATCTCTCCGTCTGAACATGTTCGCGGAAGTTTGCCATGGCAACGTCGAACGGCACGTCTTTCAGATGCTGGTGCCAGTGCAATATCTGTTCCTTTGCCAGCTCATCTGGTACCCGGAATGCTGGATACGAAAGCGTGATCGCTTTGAACAGTTCAATCACTTCACCCTGTGTCACGTTCCTCAAGCTCCTTTGCAATTTGATTAAGCAGTTCGAGCTGACTGGATTGCCGGGACTTGGTACCCGGTGGATCTCGTCGTCGTGCTTGGTCGAACGCCTCGTCATGCTTTATGGCATCATCAAGCGTCATTACGCCGTTCTTGAAGTAGTTCTCAATAATGGCCCGGATAAGTCTAAAGTTATACCCGGATTTCCCGTGTTCGGCGGCGCGCTCGATCGCCCTAATGATCACTGCCTCCTGCATGCCATCTTCGATATAACTGACAAGTTGTTCGGATTGCAGCGGGTTGCAATCGAATCCAAAAACACGCTTGTGTGCCTGTTCGAAGGTTTCATTTTCACGCGCGTGTGCGTTATCTATCAATCCATCTATATTAGGTTTAGGTACGGTTATGGTTACGCTGGACGTCCGCTGGATGTCCGACGGACGTCCTTCGGATGTCTCTTGGATATCCTTTTTCTTTCGTTCCTTTCTCTTTCTTTCAGCATCCTGAGCACGTTTATCTATAAGCTTTCCGGCATAATCATACCAATCATGAATCGAAAGGGACCCGTCGTCATGACGGTCAATGAATCCAACTTCCACAAGACTTTCAACGAACAGTTCGGCATCATCCGGCCAGTCTGCCGCAATGGCAATATCTTCAGGATCACACCTGGATAGGTCGCCATCCTGGGCGTAGTCCATAGCCCACCACCAAAACAGGTGCAGATGACCAATCGCCTGAGCGATGTGAATATTCAGTTTTCTGGCGAGCTTCAATGTTTTGGGGTGTTTCGCCAACCCCTGATGGCTTTCAATCCACGCCATGTCGATCCTCTCCCTGTTCTGTGCTCATGCCGGTATGATCCTTTTCGTCCCGGTGTAACGATGTATCAGATGCAACTCCCCCGGAGGCGCCTTGGCCACGAGCCAATTGTCCGGATTCCAACCTGCGGCTTTGATCGCTTTCTTTTGCTTCAAAGTCGGGTTTTTACCTCTCAACTTGGTCACCTCCCCGCAACATAAACCGGCTTCCCGGTCACTTCCTGCACCCGCCGTTTGAAAAGCGCCTCATCGCTGTTGTTGTCGCTGAGGTGGAGCAAATGGATTTCCTGCACCTTCGACAGATCGTTCGCCCGCAGGAAGTCCAATACGTTCTCAAGGCTGAAATGCGAGCGGAGCAGCCGTGGCCGCATGGCCGGGTGAACTCGGCCGGCAGAAATGTTCTCGTCCAAAATGCGCAGCGAGTAGTTGCATTCGACGGCGATATGTGTCAGCCCCGAGAACGTATACCGGCAGTAATAAGAATCAGTGATAAACACCAGCTTCTCGCCCGCCTGGTTCGCCAGCAGGAAGCCCAAAGGGTCTTCAGCATCGTGTTCCACATCAAAGGGCATGATCGTCCACGTTCCGACCTGGAATTGCTTCTTCGCCTCTATCTGCTTCACGCGGTGCCCGGTCAGCCCCCGGGCGGCGATGGTGCCAGCGCTGGCGTAGACATCGACGCCGGCTTTGGCGAGGTCCGCAGCTGCCCGGGAGTGATCGAGATGCTCGTGCGATATGAGGCAGGCGGACAGGCGAGAGACGCGGAAGTCCAGCGCCTTGCGAATGTCCTGGAACCGAAGACCCGCCTCGATCAGCAGTTCCGTTTTCCCATCAGTCACGTGGTAGCAATTTCCTGTGCTACTGCTGGCAAGGGATCGAAACCGGATCATCAGAATCCCGGTCCGGCGCTCGCCGTGGCCGCCATAGGTTCGCCGAAGTCCATGACGCCCTGCCCTTCATGCCCGTCATCATCCCACGGATCGGTGGCAGGCTTGTCCGCCTTCTGCGCTTTCGCCGCCGGTCTTTCCGATTCCGGTTGGGGCGCATCGGTCGGCTGTGGTTCGGATTGATGATCGAGGTCGCTCTGCTCTTTGGCTTCATCCGGTGCAGGTTGCGCCTCTACGTCTATGGGCTCGCGATTTGCGTTTGCTGCGATTTCGCAGTGGACTTCCGCATAGGTTTCGTCTGTCGCTTCGTGGTAGTTCATCTCGATGAAGGCGTTGCCGAAGTCCTTTGGAATCTTCTTGACGATGTTGTTCCGCATCTTACGGATGATCATGGCTTCCCGGCTGTGGTACTCCGTCCACGCTGGGCTGATCCACTGTTGCAGTTCAGGATCGTCGAGGGCCTTCAGGCCAAGTTGTTTTGCCTTATCCAGAATCGCCTTTTTCTTTTCGACGATCTTTTTCAGTTCCTCCGGTTTGGCCTCGAACCGGCTTTTTGCAATTCCGAAGGTTTCGTTCATGAGGTTGTTAGCGATATGAGCAATGAGGTTCCGGGCGACATCCTCACGCTCGGCGATGTAGAATTCCACCGTTCCATCCTTTTTCAGGATCGGGTACACCACGCGGACGACCTCTCCCTTGCCCGTTGGCTTCCACTTCGGCGGGATGACATCGAAACCGGTGTAGACCGGATATTCGAACTCATCGTGCTCCCGGACGAGCCAGAACTGGCCGACCTTGGCGATGTCACGTCCAAAACGAGCAAGGATGGCATCGTTCCCGTCTCCCTCGATCCCCATTTCGATCTGCTTCTTCCATTCCGTGACTTCCTTGCCGTCGACCTTCTTCTTGACCTGCACGTTCCGGACCTGGAAATACACCTCCCGGGGGCTCGCCGCCGCGTTCAGTTTGAGCGCGGCGATGTTCAGAAGAATGTGCGTGATATTGTTACGATCAAGGCTGGGATCGTTCCAATCGATCCCGTTTTTATCCAGAACAGCGTTGATGGCGCCAATCGCGTTGACCACGCATTGCTTGCTGTACTGATCCATGCTCACCCCATTCGCCGTGAGCTGACGCTCGATCATCGGGGCGAAAAGGTCGGTCACTTTCACAAGAGCGGTCGAAAAGCTCATGTCACACAGCCTCCTTCATCGTTTTTGCTTCCGTCTCCACCCGCAACTGCTTGTCCGCCGCCGATACGATGAGCCTGATCTGCTGGCCGGGCGTGTCCAGCGGGTGGGTGATCGATTCCGCGTTGTCGATAAAGATCGGGGCGCAAATTCCGTAGTGCTCGCTCAGCGTGGCGATGATGTCGAGTCCTGCGTTGTGGCGGGCGGCATTGTTGAGCGACGAATACGGCACGCCATCGACCATGACTTCGCAAGTTTCTTCGAGGCCGCCATTGATCTGCTCGCGGAAGAGCTTGAACCTAGCCAACCGGAATTTGCTGTTGATCCGGCTTTCCAGCAGGTCGACCTTCGCGCGGACGAACTCTTCACAGAGGTAGAGTTCGTGCTCCAGCCGTTCGAACTCGGCGGCCAGAGCCTTTTCCTGCTGCTCCAACTCGGAGATGCGCCTGCGGGTGGATTCGACCAGCGCGAATTTCGCTTTCTCGCGCTCGAGGTCGGCGATGTGGGCTTCGTACCTGGCGATTTCCGCGCGGATAGCGGCCACGGCCTGGGTGGTGGAACGCTGCAGGCTGGCAATTTCAGCCCGCAGGGTGTCGATTTCGGTCAGTTTGGCCTGATATGACGGGTCATCCGTCACGTCGACGCGTGAGGCTTCCAGCTCGGACAATGCTGCGACAGCCGCGGCGTGGGCTTCCTTCTTCACTTGCAGGTCGGCGCGCAGGGTTTCGATCTTCTCCCGGGCCGATTCATTCTCGGCCTGCAGAGCTTCGATC